GGAAGGTGAAGCAATGTTTACGCTTACCAAAGGTAACAGTCATGCAGTGGCGCAGCCGATTGGTGCGTTTAAAAGTGGGCAAGGTGCGGCTTCAAGAAGTATCGGATGGTCTAATGCTATTGCCCCAACTTTACCAAGTAATGCCGGTGGAAACACAGCGCCTGCGGTTTTGCAATCAATGGCTGTGCGCCGTCTGACTCCAGTGGAATGCGAGCGCCTACAAGGCTTTCCTGATGGGTACACCAACATCCCTTGGCGCAAGCAGCCAGAGTCGCCTGACGGTCCACGCTACAAGGCTCTGGGTAACAGCATGGCTGTGCCTGTTATGGGTTGGATTGGTAAGCGAATTCAAATAAGGGTTGGCGCATGAACGGTCGAGGTAAGCGGGATAAGGGCTCTGCGGGTGAGCGTGAGCTGGCCAAGCTGCTGACTGATCAGCTGGGTTTCGTGGTCAAGCGCAACCTGGGGCAATCCAGGGACGGCGCTGACGACATCACGATCCAGAAGTTCAGGCTTGAGGTTAAGCGCCAGGAGACTTTGAAGATGGATTTATGGAGCCAGCAGGTGGAGGCTTGCGCCCAGCCTGGAGAGGTTCCAGTATTGGTTTACAGGCGCAATGGGCAGCCCTGGCGGGTCTGTCTGTTGTTAGACAACTTTATCCCGATGATGCGGGATCAACTTGAGGGGGTGAGCGATGCAAAAACTGAAGTTAGCACTGCCGCAACAGCAGGAGACGGTCAAGCCAAAGCCGAAGGAGAAGGACCCGACGGCCAGCGTTTGGAATGATGATTGGAAGTACATACCGGCTAGCGACACAGATCTGGCCAAGCGGTTTCGCAGGATCCGGCGCGAGCAGCAGCTGGAGCAGGCCAAGGCGATGCGGAGGATCAAATGACAGCCGGCCAGCACATCATTGCCGGAGTCTGGGCGGGTGGCATTGCAACCGGGTTGCTGTATGCAATCTTTGTTATGCCGCACAAGCAGACACCAGAGCAGTGGCAGCGCATCTGTGCGCTGGAGTCTTTCCATCCTGATGTCACCCAGAGGGAGCGGGAAACCTGTCGGATGTTGCGTGGGAGGAAAATGTAATGGCCAAGACTAAGCGAATCCTGCGATGTTTTTGGATGTGGAAGACCAGCGGTTTAGGCTGGATCTCTGCGGTCAAGGCGACCAGGCGGTATCACAGGCGATTCCTTGGCTGATGCGCCATGCCCACTGTGCGGGCGAATGCATCCGTTTACCGATCCAGTAGTGCTGGACGGCAGGACCGTCTGTACCTGGTCGGAAGAGTGGCGGCATGAGTGCGAGATCCGGTATGCCTTAAAGCTACCAGACAAGGCTAGGAAGCCACGAATAACCAAGCTCGACTACCTGAACGGGGTTGAGAAAGAACGCGGCTCAGAGGCTCGATTTAAGCTGCGACAAGACATGTTGAGGAGATATAAAAATGGAAGTTCCAAGTAAGAAACACCAGTTGCTAGACAAGATCATGAAGGAATACAAGCTCAAGACTGATGCCGAGCTGGCCAGGTTCTTGGAGTTAAAGGCGAGCCAGATCTCAAAGCTGCGTCACAACCGGTTGCCGGTAGGCGCTGAGACTATTCTGCGGGTGCATGACATAACCGGCTGGGAGATCAAGGCTATCAAGGGTTTGTTGCCATGAGCGAACCACAACTGAGCCCGAAGGCTAGAGCTGCGGTGCAGGAAGCCTACAACGCCCTAGTTAAGTGGCAGACCATCTGCTTACAGAAGAACCGGTCGGCCAAGGAGTTGACGATTCCGACCAATGCTATTTTCACGTTGATCAAGCTCATGGAAGTTGAGGGGCTGGAGCAGTGATTCCACAGCCTGGCAATGTGATTGAGTTCAAACTACCGAAGAAGCCCAGGGTCAAGGAGAAGGATCCCACGCCAGACCAGCGCAAGGTTGCTGTGATGCCAATACGCGCATTGCAGGACAGGCGCTTGACTGACGGGATGTTTCGGATCCTGGCACTGGTCTGCAGCTACTGCAACCGGGCAGGCGTTACCTGGGTAAGCCAGCTGCGCTTATCCCAGGACGCGGGAGTCAGCCGGCAGGCCATCAGTAAGCAGCTAAAGAAGCTCAAGGAAGCCGGCTATGTTGAGGTTGTAAGCCGGCACTACCGAGGCATCCGGCCAGACACTATGCGGGTTGTCTTTGATCCGACCATCGACACAGAGACAGCCATTGCAGTCACCAGCCGCATTGAAGACACCAGACCACCCTACATGAAGGAGGAGCAGATGAACGATATGACACCCGATCCTGAAGGACTAAGACGCATCCAGGAGATGATCAAAGGAGTTGTTAAACCTATAACCCAACCACCAAAGGAATACACCATGCCAAAGTCAGGGGACACCGTAACTGTTGCTAAGATGAAAGCAGAGATTGCAGCAAAGAAAGCCAGACATAAGCAACCCAATAAGGTTGCACCAAGTGATGAAAAAGTAGGCAATACATACGCAACCTATGCGCAACCTAATGAGGTTGAGCAGAACACAGAAAGAACACCTAAGGAGGAATATATTAAGGTTTTTATTAAACATAAGATTAAAGGTTTAACTAAGGAGGAAGTACTTAGGTTAAGTTCTGTGCAACCATTAACGATTGAACAACTAGATGCTGATATTGCAATGTTGCTTAACTTGTATCAGGGTGAAGGGTTGCCAATCCCACAACCCGGAGTGCTGATTGACTCCATCATGCAGCTACATCGGGATGCTGGACGGACAGGCGATGCCGTTTAAACGTGATTTAAGGTACCGCCAAGGCACGATCACATGGCGGGTAATAGGCAGACATGGGTAAGGCTAGATCGAGGCTTGTAGAGGCTCTAATCCGATGTGTCCAAATCGCAATCGAACGTATGGGTTTTGGACAGGGGGGTGGCTGGAGGTGTCTGCAAATGGCAGGGGGGGGGTTGTTGACGTGTCCATATTTGATCGAAGGCAAGCACGCACGCCCAGGGAAACGATTGCGTTGTCACTATGGCATGCCTGTTGTCAGAAAGGCACCCCTTTCCCCCCACCCCCAGCGTTGGCGTAGCGGGCACTCCCCGCAATTTTTTCTCCCTTTTTCATCAGGGAGGTTTGTTTCATGAGGGAAAGCTGATTCTGAATGCGCTTGTGGGTAATGACCGAAGGGCAACCGTTCGGGGCTAAGGATAAGCGAGTACCTCACCCTTTTACTTTTTCATTAAGGAGGTTTTTATGGCGTATGAACACAAGCCCGGTCAGGGTAGTGCGTTTATCAACAAGGATAAGAAGGAAGATTGGCACGCTGAGTTTAAGGGTGATGTTATGTTGCCTGATGGCACGATACATTGGCTGGAGGTAACACCTAAGAAGACCCAGGCGGGTGATGACTTTTATAAGGTTAAGATAGGTGGGGTGAAGGTTTCTAGGGGATCTGCGCACAGTGAGGCCAAATCTAACGGTTACCAGCCGCAGCCACAGGTTCAGCCGCAGGTAGCTGCTCCTGATGACGACATTCCTTGGTGACTGACATGGTTTCCCGAAAGCAGTCAACGGTTATCCCGCCTATGACGAACTGGGGTGGTACACGCTCGATTCAGCGTAGGCTGGAGCGCTCTAACACCCTGGTTCAAAACCGAGAAGCGGTCAGCTACGCTTTGCTTTGCATGGCCAATACCAAGATTACGGACATTATGGATTGGGATGAGGATGGCAATGTAAAGGTTAAGGCGGCGCACCAGATCCCTGAACACGCTTTGCAGGCCATTAAGAAGGTATCGGTCAGAACAGACAAGGATGGCAACAGTTTCTTGGACATTGAGTTGTATGACAAGGTAGGTGTTTTGCGTCTGCTGGCTAAAGCGAGTGGATTGCTGGACAACCCTGACGAGAACGACAAGCCTAGCGTGATTGATGTCAACGTGGTCGCACCTAACGCAGAATAATGAGTCTCTGGAGGAAACGTGTCAAAAACAAAAGAGCAGTCAAGCAAGACGGTAGCGAGCGAGGGTCTGCGGTTCGACTTCAGCCAGAGCCCGGTGATCTACGATTTCTTCAAGAGCAACGCTTTTGTGCAGGGGATCATGGGTCCGGTGGGATCCGGCAAGAGCTACGGCTGTGCGGCCAAGATCTTTACCAAGGCGATTCAGCAGAAGCCGAGCCCGATTGATAACATCCGTTACACCCGCTGGGCGGTGGTGCGAAACAGCTACCCGATGCTAAAGACCACCACCATCAAAACCTGGTTGGATCTCTTTCCTGAGTCTACTTTCGGGCCGATGCTCTACACCCCGCCGATTACCCACCATATCCGGCTACCAGCCCGTGGTGAGGCCGCAGGCATCGACATGGAGGTCATCTTTTTGGCGCTCGACCAGCCTAAAGATGTCAGGAAGCTGCTCTCTTTGGAGCTAACAGGTGCGTGGGTCAACGAGGCGCGGGAGCTGCCCAAGGCGGTGATTGACGGTCTGACGCACCGGGTAGGACGCTACCCCACAAAGAGGGACGGCGGCGCTACCTGGCACGGCATCTGGATGGATACCAACCCGATGGATGACGACCACTGGTGGCATAAGATGGCCGAGAAAGAGAAGATGACCGGCGCGTATGCCTGGAAGTTTTGGAAGCAACCAGGCGGGATCACTGAAGTCGATCCAGCCGATCTACCAGACAACCCAGAGGCAAACGATCATATCTTCTCTGCCGGCAAGTGGTGGAAGGTCAACCCCAAGGCCGAGAATGTCAACAACCTGCCGGGTGGTTACTATCAGCAGATGCTGCTGGGTAAGAACTTGGATTGGATCAAGTGCTACGCTGGTGGGCTCTACACCTATGTGCAAGAGGGTAGACCCGTCTGGCCTGAATATAACGACTCCCTGATGTCCGGTGACACCGAGGTATCGCCTGATGTACCGATCCAGCTCGGACTCGACTTCGGATTAACCCCGGCGGCTACCATTGGCCAGCGCTTGCCTAATGGCCGCTGGGTGATCCACCATGAGATTGTCACCTTTGATATGGGTTTGGAGCGGTTCGGCCAGCAACTGCTCGCTGAACTCAATGCGCGGTACCCAAACCATCAGGTTATGATTTGGGGTGACCCAGCCGGTATGCAGCGTGATGGCATCTATGAGGTCACCGCATTTGACTACCTGAGAACGCTTGGTTTGCGCGCACAACCGACAGCTAGCAACGACTTTAAAGTACGCCGAGAAGCCGCAGCAGCGCCCATGCAGCGCCTAATTGACGGCAAGCCAGGGCTAATCGTCAACCGCAACTGCAAGCTACTGAGGAAGTCTCTAGCCGGTGGATACCACTTCAAGCGGGTTGCCGTCGGCGCAGGCCAAGAGCGGTTCAGAGACGCACCCAACAAGAACGAACACTCACACATTGGCGACTCATTTGGCTACCTGATGCTGGGTGGCGGCGAATATAACCGAATGACAAGAACCCACCAGCTAGGCGGCAGAGCGCCCGGCATGACAGTGGCCAAGATGGACTTCGATATTTTTGCTTAATTTATATCTTGCGTATATGTTTGGTATTGCAAGCCATTGAAAATGAAATAGAATTGCTTTGATTGTATTTATTGGGGGTGGAT